GAGTGGATGCCCTCTTTGACCTCGCCAACACGGCGCTGCGAGCAGGCAAGACCTTTGTGCAGTGGAGTGCGGAGATGGTGCGGCGCTTTGGCGAGCAGATCCGCGACTACTTGGCGCATTTTTGGGAGGCCGCTACTAAACGACTGCCGACCACCGCAGCTGAAAATGTGCGGCTCGGTGCGGCTGCCAAGAATGCTCCAGTGAGTTTGGCGCAGGGAGGTTTTGTTACTGGGCCGAATCGTGTGGAAGAAACTCGATCACGCTTTGCTCGACCCGAAAAGCAGGAACGTCTTTATGAAGTGCGTGCAGATGTCGATGTTAAAGCATCCGCAGAAGCATGGCTCGACAGCCTGCCGATGGCGGAAGCGGTATCCCTGATGGAGTCCGGGCGTTTGCCTGAAGGTATGACAGGTGACGTGGCTCAGCACGCGGCTGGTCTGCTGATCCAGCGCACAACGGAGATGATGAAATCCGGCAGCGAGGTGGTGCAGATGCAGGCGCGCAGCCTGGGGCATCGGATCTCAAAGGTGTGGCAGGGCTGGCTCTCGCAGGAGGCGGGCCGGAATATGCGGCAGCGCTCGGTGGTGAGTTCTGAACTGACGCCGTATGCGCCGATCCTGGCCGCCGAGGGGATGCTGATCGACCGCGCTGATGCGGTGATGGATAAGCGCTTTGAAGGCGGTGCTGAAGGTGGGGCTGCCAAGGTGAATGACACGGCGGCTGATGCGGGTGATGAAGCTGGGGACACTCTGGCGGATGATCTGGATGGCGATACGCCTGCGCTCAAGGATGCCAAGAAACAGGTGCGCAAGCAAATGGCACCAGCTATGAAGAAGCTGAGCAAAGCCCAGCGCACAGCTGATCGAATCTTGCAACAACTCTCTGAAAGGTATGCCGATCCGCCGCTGATGGATGCCAATGGGCTTCGCAAGGTGGACCCTGTGCGCGCTCTGTATAGGAAGCATGTGCAAGCTCCGATGGCCGAGACTGACTTCGTGCAACAGATGGTGGGGCTGGGTGTGCCGGAAGGGCTGGCGGGCACGCTTTGGGAAGCGTCAAGGCTGGAGATCGAGGCGCGTGAAACTCTGCGCCTGATGGCCGAGGCTGAACGTGCGGCAACGAAGGATGCGCGGCAGATCGAGGTGGCGGAGAATCGGGCGAGCCGTCTGATCTACCGCACGGAAGAACGTCTGCGCCAAGGCAGCAAGGATCTGAGCCGCAGCACGGACGGTGACAGCATCAACAAGGTCTTCCGTGACAAGGTGAAAGATGACATCGGCTGGGAGGCTTTCCGTGATCGGCTGGCGAAACTGCGCGTAGGCGAGGAGATCGCTGCACGGCTGTGGCGCACGGCTGAACGTGAACGCATCGACCAAGCGGCGATGGTGCGCTTCCGTGAGGAGCGCAAGGCGGGTGATGTGCGCCGTGGTATTCTGGCTACGGGCTCGCAGAAGCTGCGGCAGATGCTGAATGATCTGCGGAAGAAGATCGCGCCAGACATGACCTGGGCAGACATCTTTATGGAACTGCCAGCCTCTCAAAAAGCACGGCAACGTGAGATATATCGGCGGCTTTTGCTGGATGAACGGCTGAAGGGTCTGACCAAGGATGAGCGGCTGGCTTTGACCAATGAACTCGACAAGGCCTGGCAACAGGAGCGGAGGAAGGTTTTCCTGCGTGAGCTGGAGCGCGTGGGCATCGGTGAGAAGGCGGCGGCGGACAAGGCGAAGGTGGTGAAAGCACTGCCAAAGCTGATCCGGCTCATCAATCTGGGGATGATGAACTCGGAAATGTTCCGGGAGACTGTGGCGCCCGAGTATGGGCTGAAACAAATCACGACGGGACAGGCTTTGTCTCTGCGCAAGCTGGCTGAGGAGGCCTATGCCATGCCTGAAGGCGTGCTGCGGAGTCGCAAGCTGGCTGAGCTGCTGGATGGCATCCAGAAATCCACGGGCACGGGTCTGCCGGAGGTGCTGAATCAATACTGGGTGGCGGCGGTGCTGAGCGGGATGCGGACGCAGTTCGATACCTTCATGTCGGTGACCAACGGCTTTGGCAATCAGCTCATTCAAAGCGGGATGCTGGCAATCAAGAACGGCAATCGAGCCGCGGCGGTGGTGTCGATGCTGGAATGGTGGCGTGGTTTAAAGCAGGCTTTCCCAGAGGCGATGCAGATTCTGGCAAAGGGGGATTACAGCTACCTGAAGCGCTTCAACGATGACCTGAAGAAGGCACTGGAAGGTGAGACGACCTTCCGCCCGGTGCCTCTGGGTGAAGCTCTGTGGCGTGATGGCAATGCGATGGAGAAGTATGGCTTTGCCCCAGTGATGATCTGGACGGGCCGACTGATGGCAGCGGCGGATCACCTGAACAACTCGGCCACGACGGCAGGGGCGAAGGTGGTGGCACGGGCGCTGCATCCTGAACTCTACAAGACCGTGGCGGCGAGCCAGGCAGAACGTGATGCAGCAGCGGCCCAGGCTCGGCGTGAAGTGACCGGCGGGGCAATGCCTACGACGGCACAGGAGCGTGCGACCGTGGCGGCGCGGACTCGGGAGATTCTGAACGGGCAACTGCGGCCCGAGGAACTGAAGGAAGCCAATTTCATGGGAGATCAGGCAGCGTATCAGAATGACCCCACGGGTGTCTTCGGCGCAATCTATCGGGCGGTGAATCAGGGGCTGGGCTCGCTGGAGCGTGGCCTGCAAGCCTATGCCGATGAGAAGGGCGCGGATGGACCGGCGGGTCAGTATGCACGCAGTCTGATGCTGTTCCTCTCCGGCGCGATGCGCTCGATGATGGGCGCGAAGTTTATCCGCTTTGGGGCGAACTTTGGCAATGACATGCTGGGCTATGTGCCGGGCACGGTGCTGGCTTCGCGGGCAGTGCTGGGCAAGGAGGCGACGGCCAGCCAGCGGCAGCTCCTCATGGGCAAGAATGTCTTTGGCCTCATGGCCGGGCTGACGGTGGCGGCGATGTTTCTCGGCAAGGATGACGAAGAAGAGGGATGGCACCTGGAAGGGCCATGGACGGACCTGACGCCGGAAGAGATTAAGCAACGTCGGGCGGCAGGCTTTGAGCCGCTGACCTTCTGGAAGCGCACGGCTGACAAGGTGCAGCGCGTGAGCTACAAGCAATGGCCCACGGCTGGCCTGCTGGCAGGTGTGGCACACATGCAGGACCGGCAGCGTTTCCGCCCGCAGAAGTGGGCGCAGGAAGGTCTTGCCGGGCATCTGCTGGCGGCTGCCTCGGTGGGTGCCTTCCAGGTGAAGGACGTGAGCGCGATGCGTGGTCTGGCGGATCTGCTGGGCGCGAGCAAGTTTGGCACAAACCCAGAAGAGGCCTTTGTTGAGAAGATGAGCAAGGTGCCAATCAACTTCGCGGGTGGCTTTATCCCGACACTGCTGAAGGATCTGGATGCGCTGGCAGACCCTCGCCGCTACAAGCCTGCCACGGTGATGGAGGAGTTCTTGCGCAACGTGCCGGTGCTGCGGCAGCGTGTGGCCGGTGGCCGGCCTGAGATCAATATCCTCGGCCTGCCCATCGAGCAGGACCGCAAGCCGTGGAGCCGTGCCTACACCGATGCGGAAAGCGGGGCGGCGCAGGCGCGGATGGCGGAATTACTTGGGCGCGGATTCAACCTGCCGTCACCTGAGACGAACCGCAAGGTATGGAGGGCAGAGGGCTGGACAACGATTGAAGCCCTGGGTGCTGATACTGAATGGCGCTACCAGAAAGCTGTGGGCGATGGCTACCGAGCCTGGCTAAGCAGCCCTGAATCCGCCGAGCTATTGAGCAATCATGACGGACTGGCGGTGCAACGGGTGATCAACCGCAAAGCGGATGCTATCAAGCGGCAGGCTGTGGCCAAGGTGGTGAAGTGATGACATTGACAGCCGTGGTAAAGTGCCAGCCTATGAAATCTCTCCTGCTTCTCACGGCCTGCCTATGTGCCATCACTGCCACCTTTGCCAACCCCGGCCTGCCTCCCGAGCCGGACAGTGACAAGCCACGCTTTCAGATCGTGAGTGGCGTGATGGATCACGGTGGCGGCCCCGTGCCCACCTTCATTCGGCTGGACACCTACACCGGCCAGACCTGGCAGATGCAGCAAGTGCCCCTGCCCGGCGGTGCCGGCTTTGTGAACGTCTGGATGCCCTGCCAAGAAATGGGCGGCGAGCTCTATGAAGCCGCCCGCGCTGCCCTGCAATCCGGCAAGTAGTGCTAGCAGGTAGTGAGTTGCATTTTCTCCTGCATCCCTTGATTTATCAGGGACACATTTCCCAAAGCACAGGCTTCTGACTCTGTTGTTCAAGGTTCGAGTCCTTGAGGGGTAACCAAGGTGGTGAGGCTTTGAGAATCAAGGCGGTGTGCGCTGCGGGCTCGCAAATACAAGGGTTTGCTGCGCATGGGTGGTGTGTTTAAGTCTTTTGTGCGTGGGCATTTTGTGGCATTTTAATTCTGACGGATTCTGATTGATTCTGACGAGGTTTTAGGTAGTGATGATGGTAGTTTATGAAATCACGCGGCACTTACATTGGTTCCTTCTCTCTCAAACGTCAGCTTCAGCCAAAGGAGGCTTGGGTGCATCCAGTGACTGGGCAGGTGGTGCGGAAGGGGTGGGAGGACCCGAATGTGCCGGAGTATCAGCGTAATTGGGTGGTGGTGTTTTCCATGCCAGGGCAGGCGCAGAGGTCGGTGACGGCTGGGACGAAGCTGGTGCGGTATCGAATTTGTGATCGGTGCATGGCGGAGGTGGAGAATCCGGTGGTAACTCGGCCGCGCTGTGAGTGTCAGCAGCGGGTGACGGGGTGGGCGGAGAGCTGGCTGGAGACTCAGACGGTGCTGCTGCAACGTGGGGAGATTGCGCGACTGGAGGAGATGCGGGCACCGAAAACTTGGTCGTCCCCGCAGGAGGTGCTGGCTTTGTATGTGAAGCGTGGACCGGCAGATGCTCGGGCGCGGGTCAATTCGCTCGGGGTGATTCTTGGGCAGGCGCGTGGGCTTTCGCTAGACTCGTTTGGCTGGAGTGATCTGACCAAAAGGCTGAAGAAGGATTGGGCGGAGATGCGCCAGGAGGCGGGGCGTCGCGGATGGCTGGGACTGGGTGCTGGGAAGAAGGCTCCTGCGGGTGCGTGGGAGGAGCTTCGGGCGCTAAAAGCGGCGGGCGAACTGCCAGCGCTGGATCTGCGGACGGTGGCAGAATGGAATACGACTATCACCAGCTACTTTACGAATGTGAATACGATCTTTGGCGAGGATGCACGGGACCGTATTCTGGAGGGGTTGCGTGTGCCGGATCTGGGGGACTTTTTGGGTGCGAAGTTTAAACTGCCAAAGCCGAAGGGGCACAAGAGTATTCCGCCCGAGGTGATGGCGGAGATTGAACGGCGGTTGCCTGCTTTGAGGGTGGAGGATGAGCAGCTTTATGCTTTCTTCCGGGTGTGTGAGGAGACGGGTGTGCGGCCTGGCACTCTGCGCGCGCTCGGTGGTGAGGCCTTGCGGCTGCTGGATGCGGTGGGGCTGGCTTCAGCGCGGGCGCAGATGGCGGCTGAGTGGCGTGTGCCGGTGGAGGAACTGGGAGAATTTGGGGCGCTGTTGTGCATTCCGGCGGTGAAGGGTGGGCATGAGGTGGTGACACCTGTTTCAACGGAAACAGTTAGATTGCTGGTGGAGATGAGAAGGGATGCGTCTTTGTTTGGCTGCGTGCATCCAACGGAGATGAAGGATTTGCACAACCGACGTTTAAATGAGTGGCTGCGGGAGTGCGGTGTTCAGGGCACGCAAGTGGCGTATCTGCTGCGGCACCGTAAGGCTCAGGCTCTGCGGCGGTTCGGTGGTGTGGCGGCAGTATCCGTGGGCCTTGGTCATGTGGACGAGGCAATGGCCAAACGGTATTCGAGAGAAGACCGGTTGGTGCCTGCGGTAAGGCGATAGAGAGCGGATGAGGGGCTGGTGCGCTCTACCTATGGGGCGACGCTGGAGCCGCTGAGTGATGCGGAGATCCTGCGCAGGTTTGAGGAGGGGTGAACATGAAAAAGCCGCTGGACACTCCGGCGGCTTGTTTAACGGGATTGACCTAGTTGACGTTATTGACGGGGCGGGAGCGATGGGGTGTAGCCTAGCATTTTCAGGGAGTCGCTGTGTGCCAGGGAAAAGGCCAGTAAGCGCTCGACTTTCTCGGACAGGCTGACGCCTTCTTTGTAGGCTTCGAGTTTGGCGATGGTGAGCAGCATGGGCGTGATGCTGAGTGTGACATTCATCTTGCGGGCGTTTGGGTGCTTTTTCGGGCGGCTCATGGTGCAGCGGAAGTGGTTTTGTTGACTGGCTGGGGGATTAGTTCGATTTCGCGGGCGGGGCGCGGGGGTTGAAGTTCGGGCGGCTGGGGGGTGCTGAGTAGGGCGCGAGCGCGGGCGCGAAGTTCGTCGAAGGTGCGGGCTTTTTGGCTGTCGCTGGTTTGGCCGCTGATCCTTGTGGCGCCGCCGCTGGAGATTTGTTTGACGTTGTAAACGGCGGTGAGGGCCATGGCGGCGGCGCCGAGGTCTTTGGCGGCTTTGGCTTTGTCGAGAAGGGTTTCGATTTTGTCGAGGGTGTCGGCGGTGAGGAGACTGGAGCGGCGGCGGATGATTTCGTCTATTTCGCCGGGCTTGAACTCGGTGGTGTCGTTGAAGAGGGCGATGATGCTGTTGCGGGAGATGCCGGGGAGCTGGCGGGCGGCGCGGTGCTGATCGACTAGCTCGGTGATTTGGGTTTTATTAGTGATGCCGAGCTGGCGGACGAGGTGGAGGGCGAATGCGTGGCTCTCGGGGTCACGGTCGCGCCAGCGCTCGGTTGTGTGCTCGCGCCACTCATGGGCGGGCGGTGTGGGCACTTCAAGGCCAAGCGGGGTGATGATGGTGGCTGGGGTGGTGCTCATGCGGTGCGGGCAAGGGGCTGGGACTGTGAGGATGGGACGTGAAAGGGAAGGATGTTTGACGCTGCTGGCAGAGCATCAAGCGGGCTGGTGATGGTGGCGGCGAACTGGGGGACGCAGTGAAGATAGACCTGGGTGGTTTCGACGCTGTTATGGCCGAGGAGTTCCTGCACTTGGGTGATGCTGGCACCACTGGCGAGGAGATTGGTGGCAAAGCTGTGCCGGAGGGTGTGGGCGGTGACTCGTTTGTGCAGTCCGGCTTTGCGGGTGGCAAGTTTGAGGGCTTTGCCGAGCGTGTCTTCGTGGACGTGATGGCGGCGGTGGATGCCGGTGCGGGGATCGGTGCTGTGGCTGGCGGCTGGCCATAGCCAAAACCATGCCCACTCGCGGCCGGCATTGGGAAACTTGCGCTCGAGGCCATCGGGGAGGTAGATGGGCGGGGCGCTGGCGGCGCGGTCGCCATCATAGAGGACGCGGATGCGGTTGAGATGGGCGTGAAGCCGATGCATGAGGCTGCGGGGTAGGACGGTGATGCGGTCTTTGTCACCCTTGCCGCCTCTGACGGTGACGAGATGGGCATCAAGGTCGATGTCTTTGATGCGGAGGGCGAGCAGCTCGGCCACGCGCAGGCCCGAGCCATAAGCGAGTTCGGCCATCATGCGGGTGCCGGGCGGCATTTGATCAAGCAGGCGCTGCATTTCCTGCGGTGATAGCCAGGTGGGCAGGCGGGCGGGGCGTTTGGCCCGTGCCCATTTGCCAAGGTCACCCAAGGGTTCTTTGATGACATCGCGATACAGGAAGACGATGGCGTTCAGGGCTTGGTTTTGGGTGCTTGCGGAGGTGCGCGGGGCGAGCTTTTCGAGGTAGGTGCGCACGCGCTCGTCGCGGCTGAGTTCCGGACAGGTGCGGACGTGCGCGGCAAAGCGTGTGATCCAGCCGCTGTAACAATCCTCGGTGTGCCGGGAAAGTCGGCGCATTCGGCAGACGATGCGGACTTGTTCAACCATTTCGGGGAGTGTCATGGCGGTGGTGTTTCTGGTTTTGGGGTGGCTATCTGGAAAGCTGGTCGGGATAATCAGTGTTCTCTGACTTGCGTTTACGTCTCGGCCTTCGGAGCGACTGAATCGCTAGGACTGCCTCGTTTGTGATGGTCATGGTGCCGTTCTCCCGCTTCGCGACAGTCACGCGATTCACGCCGAGCATGAGAGCGACCTCGGCTTGTGTGCCGAGGCGCTCACGGGTGGCTTTGTATTGATCTGGCGTCATACGAGGCGAAAATCTTGGAGAAGTTGCGATGCGAGGGCTTCAGCAATACCGGGATAGGTCTTGCTTCGCTCTTTCCATCGGGTTTGTGATGGCGTAAGTTTATTCTGTCCTGAGTCGGTTTGATTGGCCCAGCGCTTGACCAGTTTTCCTGATCCTTTTGGATGCTCCACGATGCGAGGAGCTACATGCAACGTCGGGGTCATAAGAGAGCATCCCCGGCTCCAGATGTGCGTTTCTTTGCTGGCGTCGTCACCATACTCGTGAGGCTGAATTATTTGTGTCGGCTTCCTCCATCGCGTTGATAAAGCGCCTTTTGGGTTTTCGATCACTATGCGCTCAATCGGCAGCGCCCACAGCCATTTTACTTCGGCTATCGCCGCTTCGCGGGCTTGCCGTCTGGCTTTGCCCACAAGCGTTCCTATCTTTAGGTTCATGTGATATGGACCGTCACCATAAGCCCACTCTGCGGAACACGTAAGGTAAGTGCATGATGGGTGGAAGATGGCTAGGTCCCACCCCATGTGGACGACATCGCGAATGTCACATTGATAGTGATACGAAGAGTTATCGTCAGCGGGCTGTATATCGCACGACCACGCATCATGCCCGCGCCGCCTAAAGGCTTCGCGAGTCATGCCTGATGATTCATAGCCGATAAGGACTCTCACGCTGCTGCCTCCATTTCTACATTGTCCAAGTCCCAGATACGGCCATTGTAGCTCATGTGTCCGATCTTCACTCCATCCAGATAGAGAAGAACTTTGGGTGCATTGCTTGCGCCAAGATCTTTGTCGGCGCGATACTGCTCCCAAATTGCTCGGGCATGTTGAAGACTAATGGCTGTGATGCGTGCCTGACTCCCGATTTTGATTTGTAGTAATGGTGGTTTCATATGTCCCCATTATGTAGCATTAAGCTACATTGTGCAAGTCCTTATTTGGAGATTTTTTACCAACGTCAGAGAACAATGAGATGCAGTCCAACTTCGCTTAGGCTCAGTGGCTGATCTCAAGCGTTCAGCCAATGACCTCGTAGCGGTGTCCGAACTCGGGATGGACATCTATCGTGCGAGTCTTGCCTGTTTTGAGATTCTTCACATGCACCTCGTGAGGATACTTGATGCTCCATGCGTGGCCGTGGGAGATGACTTCAGCGTCAATGGTTTTGCCACCGCGCCCCCGCATGAGGATTCGCAGTTTTGTGCCGACAGGTATCAGCTCTTTGATGCCGTCCATGAGTGCTTTGGCGGCGGCTTCGTGATCTTGCGTGAGGCTCTGTATGGTCATAGTCGTGGGAGGTTTCGGGCTGAACCATGCTGCTGGAGGCAACGGCTCGAAGTTGGTCTATCATGTCATCGGCGCGTATCGCTCGCCGTCGCCTCACCAGCGGCGTTCGTGGGACAAATTGCTGGTTCGAGCCTGTGTCCGCAGCGATCCGCGATTGCCTTGCCCAGCGTCACCAGCTCCTTTTTGCTCAGGCTCCGCAGCGCGTTGATCAGGATCATTGCCACTGGCGTTCCAGCGGCCATCCTTGCTTCATCGGCGGCTTGCGCGATTTGGTTGCATTCGTCATCGAGCAGGATCAGGCCGTGCTCGTTGTGCATGTGCCGCCACAGCGGCCCCCAGAGTGTTTCAGGTAGATCGGACATGATTAGAGGATGGTGGGGATTGAGACAGCACGGCGGCCTGGTGGGATGTATTGGCCAGTGGCGAGCCATTGGCCTTCCTCATACTTTTCCATTTTCCATGCCTTCCGGCACTTAGGGCATTGGTGGGTTCCGCTAGGAAGTTCGCCGGTGATCGGCGTGCGACAGAAGTCGAAGAAGTCAGCCTCGTGACCGCACTTTCCGCAGTTCAGCAGCATGTAAGATTCGGGGATTGTGATCATGGTTTCGGTGTCTTTCGTGCCAGTCCGCCGCCCACGAACAAGACGTGGATGGCCGACGGCGATAAGCTCTCAAGGCGAGTTCGGGCCGCAGCCCGCCGCGCCATCACTTGATTCGTTCAGCTTCTCTTCCACAGTCACCCACAAGGACTCAGATGGCATTTCGAGTCCTTGGCGCTCCCACTTCTCGCGGCAGTCTTTCGCGTTGTGGGCATAGAGATTTACGGATTCGGTGTCCTTCACCGGATGGCACCAGCAGAGCGTGTGACATTCATGTATTGGCTCGCCGTTTCCGACTGGGATGCAGTGTATGTTGTTCATGGTCGAAAGTTTCCTCCGCTGTTGTTACGCCGAGAGGTAGCGGGGTGGGTTTACGTCTGCCACTCCTGCCCGCAGTTCCGGCCCAGAGGCCATCGGCAGAGCGTCCTCTGCTGCGGTCAAAGCTGAACAAGGCATCGCACCCAACATGATGGGCGGCAGTGTCTTGCGTGAAAGCGGATGTCTATTTACGCCCATCATGTGGGTGGATTCTGTCGTTCGGCCAAGCAAAGGCCGCAGTGGTTGGGTGGAGTTTTTGCATGACTAGCCGGAATGCCATCGGGTTCACGTCTGGGCAGCGACGGGCGAAAGCCTGCCACTTGTTGTCCTGCTCTTTCAGGAGCGATAAGAACGAGGCGTCTTTCTGGATACCCCTTGATTTGAGGATTTCCGATGTCTCGGCGTCCATGGCGCAGGCGATCTTGACCAGCGTTTCCGGTGTTGGGTCGGCGTTGAAGAATGCGGCCATGTCCTTCGCCCGAAGAGGCCGAACAAGGGGCTGATGACGACCTTCAATAGCTGTGCTGTTACTTTCCATGGTCCGATTCAGTTGCGGGCGGCATAGCCCTAGCGGTTCGGCTCATCATCGTCAGTCCATGGCGAGAACGGCACCCATCGTGCTCGATCTCCGCCGCAGACTTCAGGCCCTACATACCATTCCATCCGCCCGCATTCAGGACACCAGCGTTTCGGGCTGATGTAGTCGATATGAGTTGGCGGATATGTGTCATTTACATCCATGATTGAGGCATCATTGATCCTCTGCCATGTGTGCGAATGCGTCACGGCCTTCCAAAGCCGAACCAGCCACTGGTGCCAACCTTCGGTCGGCGGTGTCGTCGTTTGTGATTTCATAGCTTTTTATCGCCGCCCTCGGTCGGCACAGTTTGATCGTTCATTCTTCGGGGCCGAGGATGAGGGTGACGGTTTGGAGGAACCAGGTGCTGAGCTCGCGGTCTTTGGCCATGGCAGACTGGAGGCGGTGGAGGGCGCGGGCGGTGGCGGCGATGGGGTCGGCTGGGGGGCCGTAGGATTTGTGGGGCTCGGCGAGGTGGCTGGTGTCTGTGGTCTGTATATGTTGCAGGCCTTCGATGAGGATTTTGACGCGGGGAAGCCAGGCTTCGGGGCAGTCGTCGAGCAGGTAGGCTTCGAGCCATTGGCGGGCAGTGTGGTCATCGACGGCTTTCAGGAGCTGGCCGAAGCGGTCGGGCCGGGGATGGCCGTCACGCTGGATGGTGCCGAGGGTCATGCGGGGCAGTTTGGCGCGCTCTTCGATCTCCCGGGCGGAATGTGGGCAGGTGCGAAGGTATTCGGTGACTTGGACGGCGAGGTAGCTCATGGGGTGGTGGATGTGTAAAGTTAGTCTTGATTGAAATCAAGTTTTATTTGTTGGTAGGCGGGTTTGGCTGGGGTGTGGATATGAGAAAACCGCCGGGGTGCGGCGGTTTTGGGGGTGGTTTTCGGTGGGGAAGGGTGATATGGGGGGCTGTGGCTATGCTGGCGGCTTTTTGAGGGTTTTGTGGGCTTGGATGGCGGCGCGGGCGATGGCATCGGCCAAGGTGCAGTGCCAGGCGGTGGCGAGGGCTTGGAGGGTGTGGAGGGTGGTGGCATCAACTCGGGAGAGGTGATGCTGACGGTGCTTTTTGGGGGCTCCGGCGCCGGGGGCGCGTTTTCTGGGCTTGCCGGCGGCGGTGAGCTGGGGGATGCTGGGGGTGGCTGGCTGTGGCTGGCTCATGGGCTGATGGATTCGGTGCATGGCCCGGCGGAGGTGATAGCCCGCCGGGCGCTTTTGTTTGGGGGGGCTGTTATTCACTGCATTCACGCGCTTGATTGTTCAAGCGGTGATCTTCGGCGATGATGGCGGCGATCATTTTGAGGGCGGCAAAGCTGTGAAGGGTGATTTCTGCTTGGAAGGATGGCCAGGGGCCGTCACGGTCTTGCAGGTGGTGCTCGTGTGGGATGCGGAAACCGGGAAGGTTGGCGTATCCGTTGTGATAGGGCTTTGTGGGGCCGAGGATGGTTTCTAGCTCGGCGAGGCGGTGGGCGGCCTGCTGGTGCTTTTGGGCGGCGGCGGCGGCGCTGGTGGCGTGCTGGATGAGCTTGGCGCGGGCGGGATCTAGGACGCGGCGGCGGAGATCGGCGGCAATTTCTTCGATGGGGCGGGTGCTGGTGAAGTTGGCGCTGGGGCTGCCGTGGATGTGCTTTCCTTCCCAGTCCATGACGGAGGCGCGCCACTTGGGGCGGGCGTCCCATGAATTTGAGATGGAGAGCAGGACGCGGGGTGAATGCAGGCGGATGACGGGGAGGCGCTCGTCACTGCAGCCGGGACGGGTGACCGCCTCGCCATCCAGGAGGAGGGCGAGGCGGTGGAGGAAGTCGGCGGTGATTTCTGGGGAGTGCATGGCTAGGCGAGGGCGCGGCGGGTGCTGTTGAGGGCTCCGGCGGAGCGGTGGAGGTTGACGCTATGGCCGGCGGCGCGGCCTGCTTCGCGGCCGGCGTTGTTGTAGCTGCTGCGGGCGGTGCGGCTGCGAAGGTTCATGTTTTGCCGTGCCCAGGCTTCGACTTCTTGTTTGCGCTTTTCGATGATGGCCAGCGAGTTTGTGACGGTGACGAGGGCGGCGCTGTTACCGGCGGCGAGGGCTTCGGCCTTTACTGTTTCGACGGTGGAGGCGAGGGAGGCCTGGAGGCGCTGCTTGATGGTTTCCACGGCTCCAAGTCGGAAGTTGTTCCAATAGGTGCGGGAGTTGCCGCGGCAGTGGCGGGAGGCTAGGCGCTCGATCTCTCCGGCGAGGTAGGCGTGGAAGGGGCGGACAATAGCCACGTCAGACGGGCGGCCGATGATGTGGACATTGCCGCCGGAGGTGTAAACTTTGCATTGGTTGACGTTGGCGACGGCTTGAGCCAGGAGGGCTTTCCACAGGCCGCCGGTGTCGAGGGGATCGTCTTTGAAGTTGCGGATTTCTTCGGCGGGTTCCTCGCTGGGGGCGCTATCGAGGGCGGCAAGGTTGAGTTTGTAGCGGTCGATGATTTCTTGAGCGCGGGAGGCGGCGAGGGCGGCTTCGTGCGGGTTGTCTGACTGGGCGAGGCGTAGGAGGGCGGCGGCTTTGCGCATGGCGGCGGCGTGCTCGCTCTCTGGGCTGGCGGCGGCGGCTGCGGTGGCGATGCAGGCGCGGCACTGGAGGCCGGTGGGGTGCGTGTGCATGGCGTGGCAGGGGTGCCAGGTGTGGCACGTTTCGCACTTGATCTCGATGCTGCGCAGGTCGGCGTCATTGCCGGCGAGGCGCGGGAGGTCGGAAACGGGGATCATGGAGCCGCTGGCGAGGCGTATGTATTTGATGCCGGTGACTTTGTGGCGGAGGAATTGCATGGTGCTCATGATGGGGAAGGGGAATGGGTTAGTAATTGGAAAGGGCACGTTCAGCGGCGGCGACGGCTGACAAGGCGCGGCGCATGGCGTCATTGATGTCTTTGGATGCGGCGGCGGTTTCTTTGGCGGCCTGGTCTTTGGCTGTCTGCGTCACTTCTGCGGCGTGGGCTCGTGCATCCTGGAGGATGGCGGCGGCCTGCTTTTGCGCTTCGTGAATGGAGGCGCACGGGAAATAATCGCTGGTCAAACTGGATTCTATTTCATCGGCGATGCTGTCGAGCCATGGGCGCAGATAGCTGGCCGGCGGCATGCTGCGGCGGAATGCGTGAAAGGCGGCGAGTTCTTCAGATTTGTTCATGAGAGGGAAGGAGGGAAAGAGTGAAGAGGCGGGAGGGGTGGAACCGCCCGCGCTGGGTGGGGTGGTTTAGTCGCAGAGGGTGAATTCGTCTTGGATGCTGGCGGCGGGCTCGGGCTCGGGCTCGTCGGTGATGGGCTCGGCTTCGATGTCGAAGGCGTCGGCGCGATAGGGCAGGGCGAGCGCTGGGGCTGGGAGGGCGAGGGTCTCACCGGCTACGCGGGCGGCTTTTTCCTCGTCGGTCTCTGTCTGGGTGATGTCGAAGACGCTGCCGAGGATGAAGAATTTGTCGTTGTCGGTGTCGGGATTCGCGGCGGCGTCATTGGCGCTTTCGGCCTGCTTGCCGCAGGGGACCCAGATGGCGAGGGAGCGCTCGCCTTTCTTGACACTGCGGCCGAGTTTCTTCCACTGCTGGAAGCCGCCCACGATGGAAACGGATGAGTTTTGATGAACGAGGAGGCATTGATTGAAGGGGGAGAGCTCGCGGCCCTCTGCGCTGCGGATGCCGTAGGAGGCGGCGAGGAGGACGCGCTTTTCTACGGGCAGGGCTTTGACGATGGCGCAGAGCTGCTTGATGCCGGCACGGCGTGCGGCTGCGGCTTCTTTTTGCTCTGGGGTGGCTTCTTTGCGGGTTTTGCGGTCGGGGCGTTTGGCGGACTGCGGGCGGATGGTGAGGGCGGTGCTCATGATGTGGATTCGGTGTTGATGTTTGGGCCGGTGATAGCGGCGGGGATAGATTACGCGCTAATTCTTGCGGCGCAAGTATTATTTCAAGATAAATTTGTTTGCAAGTCGAGGTTGCGCGATGGGTTAACCTATGCA